TTGGTAATGCCCGTCCGGGCCGTTACCCATTACCAATCGCGGGGGACGATACCCACCGCTTTTCGAGGACCGTTGCCCTCCAAAGCTGCCTCCAGCTCGTCAATCTTCTCCTCGATTTTCTCTATCTGTTTGAGCAAAACCGGAAGATCAAAGCGCGTGAGCTGACGATCGTCGATCATGTATGACTTCACGCCGCCGGATACTAAAGCTTTATAGGCCGCCTGGAGCTTTTCATACATGCCGTTCCAGTAATTCAGCCGCCTTTCTATAGTCTTTTTCGATGCCATGATTCACACCTCACCAGCTGTCAAATTGTTTTGATAACCCGCCGCTTCTGCGCTGTGCAGGTTTGCTTTTCGGCACTATTACGGAGTTGCCGTTTGAAGCCTGTCCCCGTGCGGTCTTGAGCCGACGGTCGATCTCGTCCAGGTTCGGCGCCAGGGCTTTAAATGCGGCAATGGCATAGTTCCGGCAGTCGAGGCGCTCATTTCGCTCATGCCCGGGGATCTTCACCCATGACCACGGCTGCTTCTTCTCTGCGTTGTATACCAAGTGCTCAGACAGGAGCCCTTTGAAATATGCCGTGCCATAATCGTCTCGCTTTGGGAAGTGGCAGTATTTCGAGCCCGGTTTCTTCACTCGTAGGTTGTCCATGATGATCTGCTTCCCGGCATCCACACCGAGCTGATATTGCCAGCACATACCGATCGCCACACCACCGACCACGATCTTGATCTTCTTCGGTGGCGACGTATACGGGCGATCCCGCCCGGAGAATCCCTTTATGCAGAACACCTTTTTGCCGAGCCGTTCCCGGCAGCGGCGGCGAACCTCCTGGGTGAAATGGCCGCCCTCGTCAACAAACGTCCGGCTCATACGCAGCCCCATGCCGTCCTTGAAGGTGTATACATGGTCAATGAGCTCGTTAAGTTCGTCCCATACTTCGGCAATACCTGGGCGGCCGAGGATAATCCCAGCCTTTATGCCCCATGTTTCACCGAAATGACCGTGACCAACAATCTCATATTCCAGTCGGTCATCCTGTGTATCGACGCCGCATGTCAGACAGAGAACACCATCCGGCAGCTCGGCAGGGTATTCCTCGCGCCGCGCCATGAGGCTGTCCTCGTCCTCGATGTCGCCGCGGTCCTCCCACAGTTCCCCGAAGCGCGTATTATAAACGACCTGCAGAGCCTTGGAATCACCCAGAGCATACAGATATTCGAGAATCGTAGATTCCCATGAAGCCCATGGACTCACGAAGGAGTTTAACCAGAAGGAACGGACGCCTCGTTTGTATGCATCTGGATTGTCTGCGATCCACTTTGCGGGTTGCTTTTTTATCTGCGCTTCTGTAGATACGCTGGCGCACTCCGGGCAGATGTAATAAATATCCGAGACCTCGTACTGCTTTTCGTGCTGCACAATGCTCTCGGTGGATGTAAAGCGTATATCTGAAAAGTGAATGTCATGATAACCGCCACAGTGAGGACACTTCACGCACCAGCGCTCCATCGTCCCCTCTGCGTAGGAGCGGGCTATCCTGCTGACGTTTTTTACGGTCGGAGTGGAAACCTCTACCGCTTTTGAATTGTGGAAGGTTATTTGCCGCGCCGTCGCCAGTTTCCACGGGTCGCCCTCGTTACCGGCACTCAGAGCCCAGCGGTCGCGTTCGTCTCCGAATACATATCGGCACGGTGTCGAAGCGAGGTCGGAAGGCGTCTGCGAACCGCAGATGATCAGCATTCCGCCAGGGAACGTCTTTGAAAGCATCGTGTTTCCGCTGTCGCGGCTTTTCGCCTTGGAAACGCGCGTCCGCAAAACCGGCGAATCCTGAATCATCGTTCCGACGCGCAGTCTGGAAAACCTCTTGGCATCGTCAATGTCGGGATGCACATACAGGATGTTGCCGGGATCTTGATGGATGATATAGCCGATGCAGTTCAGCTCAAATTCTGATTTTCCAACCTGAGACGCCGCAACCATTACGATACGACGAACCTTTGGATCCCTGAACGCATCCATTGGCTCTTTCAGGTATGGCGTTCTGGATGTGCGCCATGGTCCGGACTCAGCATTGCCCCTCGGAAGGCGCCGGTATTTATCCGCCCACTCGGAAACGGTAAGGTTCTCCGGCGGCTTCATTCCGGCAACTGCCTTTGCTATGGCAGCGTTCAGTTTCGCCGCGCTGCGTCTCGCCTGCGCTCGCCGGGCCTCTTCCGCCTTTGCGGCGTCAGATTCCTTCGTCATCCCGGCTTCCCCCTTCTCCATATTCCCAGTTCATCCGCGCTCGGACACGCTCTTCATATCGTTCAGGGTCATATTCGTAATGGGACAGTTCCTCCATGATAAGGAATACCTGTTCCCGGACGATTTCCTCTGCCTCGGCGGAGCTTTGTGCCGCCTGTGCATCCACGGCCACGCGGCCAGGTAATGCCGTAAGCATCCCGCGGATAGAGTAAATCAGATCTTCGGTCATGGCTGCGACATCCTCTGAGCGGTGCATTTTCCCCTGTAGTTCTGCGGCTTCCAGCTTCGCAATCTCCGCCTTCGATGCTTTAAGGGTGATTTCGGCTTTTCTCCGCGCCTTTTCCAGTTTCGTATCTTCCTCACTTGGCATCTGCAGGCGAAGGAACCTTTGGTAGCTATGTACACAAGCCGCAAGTGGATATTCGTTCTTCCCGCTTGGATGCATGATGCCATCCTCCACCATCTGCCGAATACGCTTGGAGGACAGCCCCAACACCACCGCCAGTTCGGAGAGCGTGACGGTCGTTTCCTGCGTGATCTTTTCAGCCATTTTTGCTCCTTTTCGTCAACTGAGAGGCTGTTTCGTACAACTCAGTTGCGTTTTCATACTACTAATTGAGGTTTCATACAACTGAGTTGAACTTTTTCCTTCAACTCTGTACTGAAACGACCGAATTTTGCATGGTAACTAGACGCTTTTCGGGGTCAGCGTGCCCGCTCGGCTTGGGGGGTGCCTCTCACAGTACCTTTTTCGGTCGAAATCGTCCTCGACCCGCGAACACCGTTTTCCTACCATGGAGTTTCCGCGCGCTCTGTTCTGCGACAAGGCGCTTTGTTTTGTTTCTTTCTTTCGGCAAAAGAGTTCTTTTCTTTTCTCGATCAAAAGAAACAAAACGAAACGCTTTGTTCTGTAGCACACCCCGCCCCCACCTTTATTTCGGCCCATCTCTTTCTGATAATTGTTTCGAGAGGCAATAGTCTTTGCCAGTGCCGGGCTTGCCGTGCACCCATCGCATGGGTACCGCACCTGGTATGTACACCGTATGCGCCACACCGTGTTTTTCGCGGGGTATCGTCTCACGCGCCGCCCTTGCCCGCCTGCGCCCCACCACCGGGCGCGGGGGCGCCCCGGTGGTGTAGAGACATAGGCAAAGGCAGAAAGCGAACAGAGGCGCATTAAACGGCTCTGCGCGCTTCCTGCCATAAAGGAGAAATGCTACAGGTGCGTATATATGACGGCATTGCTGTATCGGTCATGTCCCCGTGTCATAAGATCGAGGAACTCCTGCCGCGTGAATCCTGAAAGCCTGAAGATCTCTTCGGGCTTCATCCCCAGTTGCTTTCCGATCTCCGCCACGGTCTTGCCTTCGTCCATGAGCCGCTTGACGATGGCCTTCATTGGCTCGAGCAGATGGGTACCGCGGGCGCGATTGTGGGTGATGGTGCCGTACACGTCCGCACTCTCGTCGCCGGCATGATCCACGATCACCACGGGCACCTTGCCGCCCAGCATGGTATGCAGCGGCTCGCGTCCGGCGACGGTCCACCGGTGGAAGCCGTCGATGATCGTATAGTCAGGCCGGACCACGATAGGGAGCGTCCAGCCGTTCGTGAGTATGGATTGGGTCAGGAGCTTCAGGTTGTCCTCACCGCTCTCCAGGGTCAGAAGCTTCGGGACAGGATAGTACTTTGCAGGGTTGGCCGTCTCGCCCAGCACGCTGCAGACCTGGTAATCGCTCTTGAGATCTCCGGTGGAGGAGATGGGCTTTACCACGGCCACTGCGTAATAGTAGTCTGCGTTGACCGTCAGGGTTTCCT